AGGAAATGGAAAATGCTGTAGAACGCGGCGATCTTGTGTATATTGAAAATGTAGCTAAACAGTTTGAGTTGCAGCTAACGAAGGTCCGAACAAAGTTGTTGGCTGTGCCGACGAAGGTTTCACCTGAAGCTCACATTGCTGCAACGGTCAAGGAGGTCCAGAGTTTAATTGAGGCCGAAATAGTAGAGGCACTGAATGAATTGGTCGGATACGACAAAGAAGCAGCAAGCGAAGAAACTTGATTCTCGCCTGACTTCTGCCATTGCCAAGGCTCTGAAGCCGCCGCCCAAGCTGAACGTAAGCCAGTGGGCGGATAATTACCGCCAGCTCTCAAGTGAAAGCTCTGCGGAGGCTGGTCGGTGGACGACATCAAGGGCTGAGTATCAGCGCGGGATGATGGATGCTGTCTCTGACCCTAATATTGAGACGGTGGTTTTGATGACGGGCGCACAGGTTGGAAAGACTGAGCTGATTAACAATGTTGTTGGTTATCATATACATCAAGACCCAGCTCCCATGCTGGTTGTGCAGCCAACCCTTGAAATGGCGCAAACTTGGTCAAAGGACAGGCTGTCTCCGGCGATCAGGGATACGCCTGTTCTGTCTGAGAAGATCAAGAACCCAAGGTCACGCGACAGCGGCAACACAACTCTGCACAAGGTCTTCCCTGGCGGGCATGTTACGGCGTGTGGCGCAAACTCTCCTACTTCACTGGCATCTCGGCCATGTCGGATTATTCTTTGCGATGAGGTGGATCGCTATCCGCTTTCTGCGGGAACAGAGGGCGACCCTGTGTCACTGGCCAAGAAGAGATCAACAACCTTTTGGAATCGCAAGATTATTATGGTTAGTACGCCGACCGACAAGGGCGCTAGTCGGATCGAGGATGCGTATGAGGAAAGCGACAAGCGTAGATATTTTGTGCCGTGTCAGGACTGCGGAGAGCATCAGGTCTTAAAGTGGGCCAATGTGAAGTGGGAAGAGGGCAAGCCCGCATCGGCTGAATATGTCTGCGAGCATTGCGGCAGTTGTTGGAGCGATGTGAAGCGTTTTGCAGCGATCAGGTATGGTGAATGGCGCTCTACGGCTGAAGGAGATGGCAAGACTGCTGGCTTTCACCTTTCTGGTCTGTATTCACCATGGACACCGATGGAAGATACGGTTCGAGACTTTCTGGCGTCTAAGCGCGATCCGATGCGACTTAAAACCTGGGTCAACACTTTTCTTGGGGAGACTTGGGAGGAACAGGGGGACAAGGTTGACGAGATGGACCTAATGGATCGTCGGGAGGATTGGGGCGAGGAATTGCCGGAAGAGGTCTTGCTGATGACCGCTGGCATTGACGTTCAGGATGATCGTTTGGAGATTGAGGTTGTTGGCTGGGGCAGAGGTGAGGAAAGTTGGTCTTTGGCGTATAATACGCTTTACGGCGACCCATCAACGTCTGAATTGTGGATAAGGCTCGACAGTATTCTGCAAAAGACTTTTACGCACCCTCTACACGGTGAAATGGTTATCCGATCCTCCTGCATTGACTCTGGCGGTCATTATACGCAGCAGGTTTACAATTATGCGCGGCAAAGGTCTGGCCGCAGAGTTTTCGCGATTAAGGGCGTTGGCGGCGAGGGCAAGCCTATCATTGGGCGCCCAACCAAGAATAACATTGGAAAGATAAACCTTTTCCCTGTGGGGACTGACACTGCCAAAGAATTAGTGTATGCTCGCCTCAAAATGGAAGATGAGGGCGATGGTTATTGCCACTTTCCAGAGGGGCGCAATGCTGAATATTTTCGCATGTTGACTGCGGAAAAGAAGATAACAAAGTATTTTAAGGGTCGCCCAAGACGTGAGTGGGTAAAGACTCGGCAGAGGAATGAAGCCTTGGATTGTAGGGTGTACGCGACCGCCGCACTGGCCGTATTGAACCTCAATATTGAGGCAGTTTACAAACAGGCACAAAATAGGTTATTATCCGATGAAACTTCACGTCCGTCTAGGGGTCCAAGAATGCCTAAACGTAGCGGCTTTGTGCATGGGTACAAATAATGGCTAATCTTTTCGACTCCGCTAATGCACCAGAGGGCGAACCTCTTGAGATTGTTGTCGGTGACTTTCTTCAATGGAAGCGCAGCGATCTAGTATCTGACTATCCTTCCGCTACACATAGTGCTGAATATGTGGCAAGGGTAACTCAGGGCGGAAGCAGCGAGATCAAGATTGTTGGAGTTGGCAGCGCAGATTATTATCTGTTCACTGTTAGTAGCTCGGACTCGGCTAATTTTGACGCTGGTTTCTATCATTGGCAGCTTGAGGTCACTGAGACATCAAGTGGAAACCGCATTGTTGTCCAGCGCGGTGAGTTTAAGGCTGTAGTTGACCTTGACGTTAATGGCACTGATCCTCGGACGCACTCAGAGGTCATGCTGGACAAGATCGAAACTATACTTGAAGGAAAAGCTGACAGTGATGTTTCTAATTATAGCATTGCTGGTCGCTCTTTAACTAAGATGACTTTTGATGAGTTGATGGTCGCCCGCGACAGGTATCGTCAAGAGGTCTTGGCTTATCGTCGTAAGTTGAGAATAGAGAGCGGTAAAGCCAGCGGAACAACTGTAAAGGTTAGATTTAGCTAATGGGCATTTTGGACATCTTCAGTCGGTCTAAAAAGCCGAAAAGTCGCAGAAACTATGCAGCCGCCAGTAAAGGGCGGCTTTTCGCTGATTTCAATGCAAGCAATCGCAGTGCAGATAGCGAGATATATCCAGTATTGCGTGATTTGCGCAACAGATCGCGCGACTTGGAGAGAAATAACGAATACATGCGCCGCTATCTGCAATTGCTGCGCACGAATGTTGTCGGAGAGGGTGGCATTCGGCTTCAGATGAAAGCCCGCAACCCAGATGGCGGGATGGACATCGGCGGCAATAATATTGTTGAGTCTGCTTGGAATGAGTTCTGCCGTTACGGTGGTCCTACCGTTGATGGTCAGATGTCAATGATTGACTTGCTGAACCATGTGGTTACTGGCGTTGCTAGGGATGGCGAAGTGTTCTTGATGAAGGTTCGTGCGAACTATTTGCGTCAGGGGTATGCTTTGCAGCTCATTGAGCCTGACATGATTGACGAGGATCACAATGAGCGCGTTCGCGGCGGCAACCCTATTCGCATGGGAATTGAGATCGACGAGTCTACCCGCCGACCTGTTGCTTATCACGTTTTGACGGCTCACCCTGGCGATTACGATTACACTACACTTGCAAATGGCAAGAAGCGCACTCGCATTCCGGCTGGACGCATGATGCACATCTATCGCCCAGATCGTGCGGATCAGACGCGCGGTGTCCCCTGGTCAGTTTCCGCTATAGCTTCTTTGAAGATGTTGCACGGATATCGTGAGGCCGAACTGGTTGCCGCCCGCGTTGGCGCGGCTAAGATGGGTTTCTTCACGTCTCCGGCGGGCGATGGCTTCACTGCGGACGATTACGAAGATAACGTGACTCCTATCTATGATGCCGAGGCTGGAACATTCCATCAGCTCCCTGCTGGCGTTGACTTTACTGCGTTTGATCCGAGCCATCCTAATTCAGCATTTGCTGACTTTGAGAAGGCTGTCTTGCGCGGGATAGCTGGCGGTTTGGGTGTTAGTTATACATCACTGGCAAACGACTTGGAGGGAACGTCTTATTCCTCTATCCGACAGGGTGCGCTTGAGGAGCGTGATTTCTACCGCACCTTGCACCGTTTTATGATCGACCACTTTATTGATCCTCTTTTCCGCGAGTGGCTTGAGCATGTGATGGGTTTTGGCGTTATTCCGATCTCTGGCACAAACAAGGTGGCCAAGTTCAGCGCAGGCATCTCTTGGCGAGCGCGTGGCTTCCAGTGGGTTGATCCTCTGAAGGAAATCAACGCTGCTGTTGTCGGCCTGCAAAACGGTATCTTGAGTCACACTGATATTGCAGCCAACTATGGCCGAGATGCAGAGGAAACATTCTCTCAGATTAGCCGTGACAAGGAAATGGCCGCTGCCTACAACTTATCAATGGCGTATGAGCCATTTGGCGATAAGCAGCCCGTCCCAGCGGAGGTTGAAGTCAATGACGAATAAACCAACCAGCGGAATGGTATCTGAGGCAAAGAGGGGCTTAGATTGGCGCAGTGAGCATGGTCGCGGTGGCACTGAGGTTGGCATTGCGCGTGCGCGTGACATTTCAAATGGTAAGAACTTGTCTGACGATACAGTCAAGCGAATGTATTCTTTTTTCAGCCGGCATGAGGTTGATAAGAAAGCCGAGGGTTTCCGTCCTGGCGAGGATGGCTATCCATCAAACGGGCGCATAGCCTGGGCGCTCTGGGGCGGCGATGCTGGCTTCAGTTGGTCGCGCAAATTAGCTGATAGAATGGAAAAGGAACGCTCTATGGAAAATGTCGGAAATTCTGATATAATGCCCGAAAATACCGAGGGCGAAGTAATGGTTGATGAAGTTGAAGTGCGAGCCGAGCCTGATGGCTTGAGCGTTGGCGATTATGTGCAGTGGGACAGCTCCGGCGGCTCTGCTTATGGTCAAGT